GTATGACATGACCGCAAGGGCCAGCTAACAGGCGCGCCGTCAGTAACGCCTCTTTTTTGCGTTTAAATTTTGCAATCTCATTAGGCTTATCGTTTTCAATTCGCGCAATGCGCCAAAAACCGCGCGCCTTATAAATTGAATAGGTCATATTATGCCGCCCTCCCTACTCTGAAACCGTGCAGGTTAATGACAATATCTTTTTTGCTGTTGCTGCTATTACCGGCGCATAGGCCGCATTTATCGCAAGATGTGCGCGCCCCGTTTTCTTTGGCGGCAGGGCAACCAATTTCATTTGAGGCTTTTGATTCTGCGCTGCGCTTGGCTCTGAATGTGCGCCAGCCGCAAGCGCTTGCGAGTAAATGGTCGCTCTCGCTCTCACAGCTAGCCATGCACAATAGAGCGAAAGCCTGGAACCTAGGATCGCGCCATTGGTGGCTGTAGCCTGTAATTTTTTTAGCTTTTAACGTCGCGGCGCGCCATATCTGGAAGGGGACAGCAGCAGGGTCGCCATACGTGCCAAGCCTGAAAGCGCTCCCCTCGAATAATGCTGGCAATAGCGCGGGATCATAATCCACGCCAGGGCGAGCATAGCGCTTGCGCTCATAAGCGCCATAAACGCTGTAAACGCTCTTTGCTACGTCAACATAGCACTTGCCGCCCTTGAATGGTCGCTGGGGACAATCGCCGCAAATGCTAGCGTCGCGACCATCTTTGAGCGCGGCGATAGGATTAACATCGGCGCGAATAATGAAAGTCTGCACCATTGCGCCGGTCTTAGCATTTGCGCTTGCTACGCCTATACGGTTTGCAATAGCGACAATAGGCGCGCCATCAATAGCGCTTGGCCCTTCGTATAATATTATGCCGGTATATTGATTGCGCTTTAACGCAAGACGCAAGGCGTTTAATTCTTGTATCATTAGACTAACCCTTCATAAGGACAAAAAAAACTGGTCTAGTGGGGTACAGGTAAATCATCCCAAAAACAAAAACCAACCCAGATCAAAGCGCACTCATTACGCGCGTATCTAAAGTCAATACCTTCCATAATTTTCACTCCTATTGATTTGCTACAGTGTCATCCTCTCATATATTTGAGTTTTTGCAAAGGTTTTTTTGTTAGGGACAAATTAATTTGGTTAACATGGTCTTGTCTGGGTAAAGAATGGTCATATTTTTGGGATTAAATGACCATGGATAACATGCTGATCTTGCGGGCTAATGTGGCGTTATGGTCTTTTTGGTCATTTTATATTTACTTATTTAAAAATATATATGTATGTATACAAGTATATATAGCTCCTATTAGAGCGAGAGTTGCGCGTAAAAATGTGACCAAAATGACCAAAGCCAGGAAAACCCTCTCTTCTCAACACGTTACATTGGTCATGCACATGACCAACATTTGACCAAGCGATGACCATAGTTTACATTCAATATGCCAGCGTGAATGTGACCTGGCAACACATGACCAAAAAGACCAAGGCCTGAATGTATACTTAGTTTATGTAAACATAGTTGACATTGGTTTACATTTGGCTCAGTTGACAATCGGGAGGGGGGCTGGGCCTTGCGTGGTCTGGGAATATCTACGCAGGGATTACTCAAACTTTTTTTTATTCTAAAAATGTGCTAATAAAGATTCTATGTTTGAAAGCTTGCCATACGAGCCTCGTAAAATAGAGGCCACAGAAAAGAATCTCGAACTGATCTACGAGGCCGCGCGTAAAGGACTCAAAGGCGACGCGCTCGCGTTAGCTGCCGGCATGCTGCCGGTTGAGTATCGCCGGTTGGTGCAGTTCGATCCTATTGCTGAGTATGCGGAGATCAAAGGCCGCGCAGACGGCGAGATGGAGATGGCCGGCGTCTTACGCACAGCCGCGTTAAACGGCGACACTAAAGCAGCGCTCGATATACTAAAGCATGTGCATAAGTGGACTGCGCCACAGTCGATGCAGATCCAAGTCGAGCAACGCATATCTATCTTAGCGGCGCTTGAAGAAGCGCAGACCAGAGTTATCGAAGGGCAGGTATTGGATGCAAGTGCCGATTTACTCAGCGGAAGAAGAACAGAAGCTGATGGCGACGCTCTGGAGTCCAACGCTCAAGAACGACCCGCTCGCGTTCGTGCGCCTGACCTTTCCGTGGAAAAAACCTGGGACACCGCTTGAACACTTCGACGGCCCGCGCCAGTGGCAGCGCGAGGTTCTGATCGAGCTGCGCGAGCACATCAAGGCTAACAACGGCAAGATAGACTTCGAGACGCTGCGCCTTGCAGTCAGTTCAGGGCGCGGAATCGGTAAGTCCGCGTTAGTCAGTTGGCTGACGATCTGGATGCTGACGACAAGAATAGGTTCTACCACGATAGTTTCAGCTAACTCTGAAGCGCAGCTCCGTAGCGTCACCTGGGCTGAGATCACCAAGTGGCTGAGTATGTCCATACACAGTCACTGGTTCGAGGTCAGCGCGACGCGAGTCCTACCGGCTAAGTGGATAGCGGAATTAGTAGAGAAAGACTTGAAACTTGGAACGCGCTATTGGAGCGTAGAAGGGCGGTTGTGGAGTGCAGAGAATCCAGATTCCTACGCCGGAGTACACAATTTCGCGGGTGTCATGCTGGTATTCGATGAGGCGAGCGGAATTGATGATAGTATCTGGTCAGTTGCAGCGGGCTTTTTTACGGAAAATACCCCTAATCGCTTTTGGTTGTGCTTCAGCAACCCCCGTCGTAACTCTGGTTACTTTTATGAGTGTTTTAACTCCAAGCGAGACTTTTGGCGAAATAAAATTGTCGATGCCAGATCTGTCGAAGGCACGGATAAGGCCGTCTACCAACAGATCATTGACGAGTATGGCCCCGACTCAAGCGCAGCCCACGTCGAGGTCTATGGTCAGTTCCCCAACGCCAGCGACGACCAGTTCATCGGAAACGCGCTGGTTGACGAGGCAATGGAACGTCCCGCTATATCCGACCAGTCCGCGCCCATCGTGGTCGGAGTGGATCCAGCACGCTTTGGTGCCGACGCTACCGTCATCGCCATAAGGCAGGGCCGCGACATACTGAGCATACGCAGGCACCGTGGCGACGACACGATGGAGGTCGTAGGCCGCGTGATCGACGTGATCGAGGAGTATAAGCCCGCCCTTGTTGTGATAGATGAAGGGGGTTTGGGCGCGGGCGTCGTAGATCGGCTGAAGGAGCAGCGCTACAAGGTGCGCGGGGTGAACTTCGGGAACAAGTCAACCAAGCCTATGATGTATGGCAACAAGCGCGCTGAGATGTGGGGCGCGATGAAGGACTGGCTGAAGGACGCGAGCATCCCAAAAGATCGGTATCTGAAGTCAGACCTGATCGGGCCTATGATGAAGCCGGACAGTAAGGGAACGATCTTCCTCGAATCCAAGAAGGATATGAAGTCAAGAGGTCTGGCGTCACCTGACGCGGCGGACGCTATAGCGGTGACATTCGCATTTCCAGTGGCGCGACGCGAGCAACGGGTGGACAACCAGCGCCGCGTCAGCTATGGTCAAGGCTCCGCATCGTCTGGATGGATGGCCTCATAATGGTATCGTTATCGGTAGGTCGTGGCGAGAAGCTATCGACAAAAGCGGGCGCTGGTCTGACGGCTAAAGGTCGTGCTAAGTATAATGCTGCTACGGGCAGCAAGTTAAAAGCGCCAGCTCCAAATCCTAAAACCAAAGCAGACGAAGGCCGTAAAAAGTCATTTTGCGCGCGTATGGCAGGCGTAGTCGCTAAGTCGAAAAACGCCGAACGCGCTAAAGCTAGTATGAAAAGGTGGAACTGTGGCAAGTAAGCCTGGGCTATACGCCAACATACACGCCAAAAAGGCGCGCATCGCAGCCGGATCAGGCGAGAAGATGCGTAAGGTTGGGGCTAAAGGCGCACCGACAGCTAAAGCGTTTGTTAGATCCGCGAAAACAGCTAAAGGAAAACGCTGATGCCGTTAGTTAAGTCATCATCTAAGAACGCCATGCGTAAGAACATCAAAGCTGAAGTCAAAGCTGGTAAGCCCGTCAAGCAGGCTGTAGCGATTGCGTATTCAGTAAAGCGCGCAGCGGCTAAGAAGGGTAATGCACGTGGCTGCAAGTGATGTAGAAGGCGCAGGTAAAGTATCTGACAACCCAGACGGCGACCGTCTGGCAACGATGCGTCACCGCTTTACGGTGGCGAGCGCAGCCTATTCAGACAGTAGAGAAGATGAGCTGGACGACTTGCGTTTTATGGCAGGCTCTCCAGATAATGCTTGGCAATGGCCCGCTGACGTGTTGGCGACCAGAGGCGCGGTGCAGGGTCAGACGATCAACGCACGTCCCTGCCTGACGATTAACAAGCTGCCACAGCATGTCAGGTTAGTAACCAATGAACAGCGACAAAACAGACCCTCCGGCAAGGTCATCCCAGCGGACGATAAAGCCGACGTTGCGGTCGCAGAAGTCTTTCAAGGTATCGTTAGACACATCGAATACCTTTCCGACGCGGACGTTGCGTATGATACCGCGTGCGACAATCAAGTTACCTACGGAGAAGGTTATATCCGAATCCTTACGGAATATTGCCGCGAAGATTCGTTTGACCAAGACCTGAAGATCGGTCGCGTCCGTAACAG